TTTTCTTGGATATACCGTTTGTGTTTGGTTATCCATTTTTGTTGTCTCTTTGGGTGTATAATCATGTTGTACACAAACAACTGCTTTAGATGGATCACAATATTTTACAAGTTCATGTGATGGAATTTTCCATAAAAAATCACAATCACAAAATACTGCCCAACCTTTATAATCATTTAGATATGGAACAAAAAATCTTGTAAAAGTAAATTCAGTTGTTGCAAGTTTATCTACAGGTCTTGTGTAAATTCCTTGTTCTCTCATTTGTTGTTGTTTTAATGGAATAACTTCTGCAGAAGGATCTCTACGTTTAATACTGTGTTCACATACTTGATATGCTATGTCTTCTCTACTGTCATGTCCTACGTAAATTTTCATGTGCAATCTTATGTACCTCTTTCCAAGTACTTACACGGGTTACATCAGGATGTTTAAACTCTTGGTTATATTGATGATCAATAATAATACATTTCAATCCAAATTTAAGTCCAGTTTCTACGTTATATGGTTTATCTTCTACCCAAAGTAATCCTGTATCTTTAAATTGTTCAAGCACCGTATCCTTATCTTGACCTGTGTCTAATATATGATAGTTACTGAAAACAGTGTCTCCAAACACCTCTGCTAACCGTCTTTTCCGCAACGCTTGTGCTGGTAAGTCAGAAGTCTGACTAGTTATAGGTATAAAAGTCCACCCCTCAGCATGTAGCAGTTTTACCCATTGTACACAGTCTGGTATAGGTTCTTGTGTACCCATCCAAGCACTTTTATTGAACTCTCTTATTTCTTTTCTAATTTGAAATTTAGTTAGGCCAAACCTTTCGGCCATTTCGTACGTGTTCTCTTTGTCTGGCAATAGTTTGTACGGAAATATTTTTTCTCCTTGTTCGTTATAGTAATTACGTTGTAACATCCATTTAGTGAAATGGGTTTCCCATTCAAGTAATACACCGTCTACGTCTGTAAGAATTATTCTATTTGATATCGGCATCTTCCATTCCTGCAACTCTTAGTTTAACAATGTTTGTAATTTGCCATTGTTTTTGATCAAGTCCTTTTGTGATGCCTAGCCATTGGTTTCTTAGTAATGCAAATTCGTTTATAATTTTTTCCATATCTACTACATCTTGCTCGCCATCTGTGTATTTTTCAGCATCTCTACTTGACAATGCTCTATTGTAATTTTCTAAATATTTTTTAAATGATTTGGATTTTGTTCTACGCAATTCAATATTTAGATAATTTAATATTGCTTCTATCTCTTGTAATTGATTAAAACGTTGTTCAACTATGCCAGGTAATGCCGCTGATGCTTTTTCTAAATTTCCGTATATACGAATTTCTTTTTTTGCGTTTTGAAGTTCTTGATCGTAATGTGTTATACAATCTGGAATCTTATTTAAATTTCTACTTACTTCGCTATACCAATTAATTGTCTTCATATCGATCGTCGTAATCTTCGTCCTCTTTATATTCCTCAAATATTGTATCTACCGCTTCTTCTAACTTTGTATCAAAATCACTTATTGATTTAATTTCCTCATGTGGAACGCCTATATCATCTAAGCATTTTACAAAGTCTATAGCGGCATCTAATTTTTGTTTCTCAGGAACATAGTGAACGATTGCATTCCACAATCTTTCGATATCTTCTTGTGTCATTTCTACCATTATTCTTCCTTAGGTTGATCTATGCTTAATTTATCAAAATCTTGCATAAGCATATCTAATTTGGAGCCAACCCAGGCTTTTCTAAACTCAAGATGTTCTTTTCCTGTAGAATCTATATATTTTAGTCTATTTCCTTGTTGTGTTAACACGCCTTTTTTCTCAAATAAGTCTACTAATCCACTATAAGGATCCATACCTGTATCGTAAGGAATTTTAACTTGTACACTTTCAAAAGGTTTAGCATATCTTGTTTTCATTACTTTACAAGCCGCTCTAATACCTCTAACATCAGATATTTTATTACCTTTTTCGTCTTCTTTAAGTTTAAGTTTTTTCATTGCAATAACAATTGAACTTGCATAAATGAACCCTTGTCCGCCTGATATTTTATCATCAGGATCAAACATATCTTGTGATGCGTATGTATGATTAGTTGCTACAAGTCCTACATTCCAACTACCAAACATATTAACACAGTTTCTAACAAGTGCAGTTAAGGCCTTAGGTTTCCTACCTAAATCACCTTTCATTTCACCTTTTTCAAACTGGTCAACATCTGTTGGAGTTAGCAACATACCTAAAGAATCTATAACAAATAATACTTTAGGTGCTTCTTCTTTGTTATCTGCGTGTTGATCTTTGTACCCTTTCATAAACTCTGAAACAGTTTTTGCTACATCATCGACCATAGATAAACTTAATTTTAAAAGTTTGTCTTCTGATGTATTAACTTTTAATGCTTGTAACCATTGTTCATCTAAAGCATTCTCAGAATCAATTAGTATAACAAATATACCTTGGTCCTGTGCGTTCTTAATAATGTTGCCTGATGCTATGTATGATTTACCTGCACCAGACTCACCGGCAAGTACTGATACTTTGCCTAGGGGAATTCCTTTGTTAAAATCTCCTGATATTAAATAATTTAAAGCATAGTTTCCTGTGCTTATCCAATCTGTTGGATCACTAAAGCCAATACCTAACCCTTGTATTGATTTGGTTATACTTTTTCTAAATTTTGTTGCGTCAAATACTTTTGTCATAATTTCCTTTTATTATAATACACAAGGCCCTAACTGTCAATTGTTAAGGCCTTGGTAAATGTCAGATTATTTTGCTTGTCTTGATCTTATTAGTTTTAAAATATCTTCTGCTCTTTTGGCACTATCAGTATTAGTAGTAGCCGCTGGTGCAGGAGCCGCCTCTGTTTTCACTTCAGCATTTACCGGATCAGCAGTTTTTTCAACTGCTACAGGTCTATCTGCTGTTGGTACAGATACTTGTGAACTTTGGTAAGCCATACCAGCAGGTCTAAAGTATTGTCCATACTTCTCAAGATCATAAGCCTCACCGTCTACAGATTTTTCAAATAATTCTTTGATTATTTTTACTTCTGCATCAGTTGGTTCTTTTGGTCTAAAGTCGTTTAGATTGTGTAATCCAAATTTGTCAATAGCCGCTCTTTCGTTTTCGTCGAGTGCTCTTTCTCTTCTTGACCATTTTGAAGTTGAGTAATCAGCATAACCACCTTTGGTAGTTTTGTTTATTCTAAAATCAACACCTTTTACACTATCAGTTGGCAACTCTTCCATTTCTGGATCTAGTAATGCCGCTCTAATAATATTAAAGATTTGCGGTCCAATTATAAATCTTCTAATTGGATTTTCAGGTGTTGAGTCCTCTGCTAATGGATTTGTTGTAACAAAACCTTGGAAAATATAACTTTTCTTTTTCCAATATTTTCTGCCCATGTCTTCCATGCTTTTATCTTTAAACCATGGTCTAACTTCTGTTAGTACCGGACAAGTTTTGCCATACATTTCCATACAAGGAACTTGTACTGTAACTGGTCTAGAATCAGTTTGACCTTTAATACCTGCAAAAGGTAATTTGATCATATTTCTTTCAGTCCAGAAAAATGTATTATTCGTATCCTTATCTGGTAAGAATCTAACGACTACTTCCGAGCCTTCAGATATATTCCAGTGTGGGTAAATGGCGTTGTCTCCGCCTGTTGATGAACCCGAGCGATTTGGTTCTTGTGATTTTAACTTCGCCCTTATTTCAGCCAATGTAGCCATAATGTAAGCCTCCTATTTTGCCTATGTTTTTGCCTAAATGTATATTAAGCATTAACTATAATATACAACTATATTTATCTAATGTCTACTGTTATTATTGGTAAAGTACTATTATTTTGTATTAGACAGATTGGACCTAGAAATGTCATTAATTTCATCTTCAAGTTCTTCAACATCTTCTAGTAAATCGTCTAAGGCTTCTTGTAAGTATTCAATCTTCAAGTCTTGTTTAGCATCATCAGGTAATGCACCAAGTTCACCTCGTGGCCATTTAACACGAAACTCAGTATTCATTGCTGTAGTGTCTTGCATTCTAATAACATCTAATTGTAATTGAGATATTTTTGCTTGTAATGAAAAGTAAACACCAGCAATAGCTAATATTCCTAGAACAATACCGACTAGAGTTTTTACATCTAAATTTACTTTACTTGTCTGCGTTACTGTTATCTGATCTTGCGACTTCCTCATAAGTCATGCCCTTGTTAATGGTAATTTGCTAATTGAGTGATTCTCTCAATTTCTGCTTCAACGCCTGCTATGTTCTGTGCGTTTTCATCTGCTTTGGCTTTGATAGCCGCTACTATTTTTGATCTTGATTCGTTAATTGATTCAACTGGACCTACATCTTTGCCCCAATTTGGATTTGTTTCAGCATCTGCTTTTTGTTGTGCTATGCTTTGATCAATTCTTTCGTCTTTATCCATTTTTAATTTGTTAAAATTTTTAGAAAGATAAGCCATTGCTACTTTTGAATCATTTGTTTTAAATGCTGATGCACCATCTTTATCTAATACGTCATAAACAGTTTTGCCAGTTTGATCATCTTTGTACATTGACACATAAGGTTTAATATCTTCAAATGTTACTTGTTCTCCGGCAAATGCTGGTTCTTTTTTCATTAGTTCTTTTTTACGCTGTATCAGTGCTCTTACAGTTTCAGGATCTTTAGATGTGTTTGGATCCAGTTGTATATTTTGTAATGCTTTTAATTTTTCTTCTCTATCTTTTTCATCTTTAGGTTCTCTAGCATATTCGTCTATGCCGTTAACCCAATTTTCAAATGCTTCTGTTGGCGAATGTGCTTTACCTTTAATATCTTTTTTAGGATTGTAATCTGCAGGATCGATTTCTTGTCTGTCTTTTAAATATCTTTGTGCTAATTGTATTGCAATTTTTTTATTTTTGTTATGATCTACATCAGGCTTAAAGAATGGTTCACCTTCTTGGCTAACTGCATCTGCTACTCTAGAAGCAAAGTTTGCCACTCTATCTTCAGCACCTGTTTTTGTAAGCATTCTCGATGCTATATCTGATAAAATGTTTAGTAAACCTGAATTTTTACTTTCTTCTGCACCTTTATATTTTGTTACGTGAGATGGAACTTTTTTGTTTAACATAATTTTACTTTCAGGATCTGTTAAGAAACTTTGCACAACAGCACCGTGGTCTACTGCTGGTTCTACTGGTGCATCAATTGGTTCATCACCTGGATCTAATTCTTGTACTTGTGATTCACCTCGTAACATTGGATTAGAAGCTACAAATTGTTTCCATTCAGGAGATGCTTCAAAATCATCCATACTTTTATATTTGTTTTGTTGTTTAAACATTAATTCTATTTGCGAACCATAATCACCAAGACTAACTGCACTTTCTTCTTTTGGTGCTTCTAGTTCACTCATAATTTTATTAATAAGTGGAAGTGCATCTTCTACTCTGTTGTCTAAATTTTTAAGTGTAAATTTTTCTCTTAATTTGTTTACTGTTTCGTCGTCTAATATTTGTTCGTCTGCTGTTTTAAAATCTTTACTTGCATTTTCGTAATGAGATTGCTTTGATAAGTTTCTCATATACTCTCTTAAATTTTCTAATTTTAATTTAGTTTGTTCTATAATATCGCCTGCATTATCATTTAATTGGTCTTTGTGTGAAACGTATCTAGAAAAAGAATTTAATTTTGCGATATCTTCTGATGTTTGTATAATGTGTTCACCAAATTCATCATGTGGTCTTCCACCGTTAGCAACGTGTCTTGTCATTGCTCTTGCACCTGCTAGGTGTGTTAATGGATACTTAAATCTTTCACCGTCTTCGTTTTCAATGTATAATGATTCAATATGTCTTGATCTAGAACCAGGAATTTCTTCATCAACTTTTCCTGAGTGTCTAATTATTAATCTTGTTTTGTCTAAGTTTTCGTATGAACGTTTTGCTGTTCCTGTTAAACCCTCTTTAACTTCAACACCTGCTAGTTTAGTAATTCTATTAAGTTCTTCTGACATGTCATCAGTATTTACCGTTTGATTCGTATCTGCGAGATTTTGATAATCCTGCTTCGTTAGGTTAGATTTAGTAATATCTCTTACGTCAAACGTTAAACTGTGTTCTACAGCGAAATCTTTAAGTTCTTTTAAAAACGCATACCATTCATCTTTTTCGCTTTCGTCTATTTTCTCAACTAAATCACGGTTGTAGTATACTTTCATATTTTCACCGTCTGCTATACTAATGCTTACTGAGCCAAATGTGTCTGAATCTGGTTGCCATTCAAATTCAAAAAATACTGCTTCTGAGGCATCTGCTGTTGCACCACCATTTTCGTCGCCAATTTTAATGTTTGAAAACTGCGATCTAATTTTGTTAAACAAGTCTTGTGATGTTTTAGGATTCATATAGTGTATTTATTATCCGTAGAAGTTTCCAAATATAGGCATTGGAGCGGTGTATTCTGAAGTTCTATCAGTCCATTTTTCGAATATTTTAGGGTCAAAATCCGCTAATACTTTCATCATACGTGTCATTAATAAACATGCACTTACTAGGTCATCGTGTTGTCCTGGTTTTGCTTTATAACTTAACCCTGTTGCAACAAAGTCTTTTAACTCAGAAATTAACAGTTTTGAATTGATTTGCATTTTACCACTTTCGACTAATTCTTTAAACTTTGTACAAGCATCAATTTTAAATTTAGCAGTTGTATTAAAGCCTCTTCTAAACTTACGTCTGTGTCCTTTTCTTATAGGTTCACTTAAAAACATACCCATAATGTTCTCTTCACCCATATCCATTACTCTCATTAAAGCCGCTTCACCTATTGTATTATTTTCCATAGAATAAAATATTTGAGGTGTTGCTGTAGAATCTTTTTCAATAATTGTATCGTGTATATGTTTGTTAATACCTTGTAATATTCTCACTTGTTGATTCATTGGTGTCATATTATGTTGCCATTCACCTACTTGATCAAATGTAGGTAGTTCAAAAACTTGTATTGCGGCAAAGTCTCCACCTGTACCCATTGATGGATCTAAACTAACAAGATATGTCATTCCTGGTGTTGGACGTTTAAACCAACGTACTTGTCCTGTTGTTTCAACAGGTGGCACACCTTCCAAGTCTGCTAACGTTAAACTTGATATTAGTGTTTCATCAAAAATTAAAAATTCACATTCGTGTTCTCGTCTAAATCTTTCTTCACCAATTCTGGCCCTTTCTGTTTCTGCCCATGCTTCGTCTCTATCTGGATGTTCGTTCCAGTGTGCCTTCATTGCATAAAAACCGTTAGTACCTAAAATTTTGTCATTGCCATACTCGTCAAATCTTTTATTTGCTTCTTTCCATATCATAGCAAATTGATCTTCATCACTGTTTGGTGTTGAAGTAATTAAACATTTACCTCCAGTTGACAATGTAGGAGACAGCGAAGTCCAAAACTCTTTTGCTTTTTCAGGTGGTTGTACGAACGCAAACTCATCACAATATATCATTGTTAAGGACATACCCCGTCCTGTGTTTTCTGTTGTAGTAGTTGCCATTATTTTTGAACCATTATCAAATTCTATACTGTTCCTGTTGTATTGTGTTACACCTGCTTTTATCCAACTTGGTAACATCTCATAAGCATAACGCACCCTTGACATGATATCTGATGCTCCTGCGTATTTGTGTGCGGCAATTAGTATTTGTGAATCTGGTTTAAACATGGCATACCATATTAGGTATCCTGATGCACAGGTTGTTTTTCCTGTTTGTCTTGGTAACATAGATACTGAAAACCTGTGTGAATTATATGCTTCAATTAGCCTTTCTTGATAAGGATATGGAGTAAAATCCATTTCACCTTTAGTTGGATGTTGTATCTTCATGAAGGTTTTCATAAAGAACAATGGACCAGTTTTATCGTCCATACACTGTTCAAGTTGTTCAACTTGTTCTTTAGTGTATTTGTGTTTCTTGTGCGCCTTTTTAATTTGGTCGCTATCTAATGATACATACGCCATAGTGTAGTATTTAATGTAAAAAATGTGTTAGGAAAACTAACTGTTTAAGTTAGGCCTTTGTAAATTAACAGCACAAGGACCTTTAGCCGCTATATCTACATCAAATGTCACTTGTTGACCTTCTTTTAGACTATCCATACCGGCTGTTCTAACTGCTGATATATGAACAAATATATCTTTTTCGTCGTCTTCTCTTTTAATAAATCCAAATCCTTTGGTCGGATTAAACCATTTAACTTTTCCGTTTATACTCATGTTTGATTGTTTTGAAAAATAATTTATTTTGCTTCTTTATCTTTAACGGCTTTTTTCATAGATTCTTTTTCGTTACCGTCTTTATCCATATCTAAAAAATCAGGTTTTGCTTTTCCTTCAGCAACTTTTGCCGCTTCTTGATATGCTTGTTTAAAACTTTCGTATTGTGTTCTTAAACTGTTTGCTAAATCTTCTTCAGTAATTTTATCCTCAACTGCCATTGGATTGTCGCCTGGATATTCTTTTCTATATTGATTTTTTTGTCTGTTCAAACCACCTGAATGTACATTTACTAAAGTGTCTACGTCCATAGTTTTTGGTTCGTCTTTTTCACGATCGCCTGGAGAATTAGCAAACGTCTCCGCCGCTTTTTCTTCATCAGGTGCAGTCATCATGTCACGCATTTTAGCCATATCATTTGATCCAATTGCATCATCGTCTGCACCACATACGTGTCCCGGCTCACCGTGTTCTGGATTTTCACCTGCTTCTGGCTCACCACCAATCATAGATGCATCAACAGGTTTAACACCTGCAAGTTTCATAATTTGCATAAACATACCTGCTTCTTCTGGAGAATCAGTAGTTACTGTTATTGCTTCGTTTATAGATTTTTTATCTTCTGTTGTCATTGTTTCTGTATTTAGTTCGTTTGACTCTGCTTGATCAGGATCTAATTCTTGTGATTTATACTCGTCTACGGCTTTCATTAATACATCTTGGTCTAATTTGTTTAAAACACCAGCCATCATTCCTTTTTGTTCCATACTAAACTGGATATCTAATTTAGCACCCATATCAAAAAACATTTTAGTTCCCATAGGTGTCATTTCTTCTTTTACTTGTGGTTCAGTTGTTTGTTGTTCAGTACTTTGCATATCTGGTTCCATTTCATGTTTTCTTTTGCCTAAGTCGTCAAATTTTTCATCAACCATTCTCGCCGCTTCTTCGTATTCGTAAGATCTAGGCATTTCTGATCTTGACGCTTTTCTTTTTAAATCAGCAATCACTTGTGATTTTGGCATTGTTAAATCGCCATCAGGACCGTCTAAGTATTCGTCTATGGCATCTGTTGCACCAATATGTATATCTGATATTCCACCAACATTTTCTACTGGATTCGTTCTTTCAACATTTTCTACAGCGTCTTTTACTAGTTCTGGTTTAGTTTCTGCGATTTCTTTAAGTCGTGTTAAAACGTCAATCATTTCCATGATTATTTTCTCCTTACCGGATCAGGATGTGGATTAGTAGGTGTTGTTAAAGGTGAATTTGCTTTTTCATCTTCTTTAGTTGTAATATTTTCTTTTTCTTTTGGCTGATCTTTATTAACTTCTCTGTCTTTTAATAATTCTTTTAACAAACTCATGTTTGCTTCGTGTGAATGAAATTCTTTTGCATCTACTTTTGGTGCATCTTTGTATTCAATGTCTTGTAATTTGTTTTTGTATTCTGATTTTCCAGCAACTGCCATTTGTTCTTGATACTCTTCACTTGGTTCATTTGGTTTTCTAACAACAATGTGTGTTGGTGGAATGTTCATATGTGTGCCTAAATATTCTTTCATCTCTATAGAAGATGCTGGATAATTTGTTGTAACATCAAAAATTGTTACTTCTTCGTTGCTTAATTGTGGGAAATCTAAAGGCATAGATTGTATCGGAGTTTTCTTTCCTGCTGACATTTTAGCAACTTCAAATTTGCCTAATGCAGTTTCCATTTTTGTTGCAAAATCTTTGCGGTTAATATCACCCGCTATTTTAATTTTGTAGTCATACGACTTTGCTGATTCTGTTAGGTAGTCTTTGAATGTGCTCATATGCAATATTTAGTCTTTTTTAAGTAGTTTCTTCATTAACTCATTACGGTCTGATATAACAAATCCGTCTTGTTCTTCTAAAACAGGGCCGTCTTTACCACCCTGGTCTATTTTCATTTTTTTAAGTTGTAATTCCACCATTTTTAACTTCTTATCTATTTTAGAGCCTTTAGCATCAATGGCATTACGTAACATAGTACTTGCAACCTCAAATATACGTCCAGAATAACGTGAATCTACGTTCATTCCTAAATCCATTAAATTCTTATAACTTTCTTCTGCTTCTACAGCCAACTTATCTAATTCTAAATCTGATAGTTCACCTAGTCCTTTTACTTGTGGTAAAGCGGCCGCAACTTTGTCAAATTCAGCATAAGTTTTTTCTAAATTTTTCGCTGTTTGTGGATCTAAGTTTTTTGATTTACCGTTTACTTTGTTTTTATTTTCTTTTAATTTTTCTTTAGAATCTACTTCTTTAAATGCTTCTTTGACATTTGGTAAATTTAAAATATCTTCTAGTTTCTTTGTCATTGTTCTATTTACTTACGTGTGCCGTTATGAAATAATTGCTCTTCTGATAGTACTCTAAAACGTATTTTATTTTGTTTTGCATAAGCATTTGCGGCTTCCCATTTAGCCATATTTAATGCTACTTGTTTTCTTTTAGCAAAACTTTTGCCAGCATCTATCATGTTTGTTTGCGACTTAGGTTTCACTTCAATAAGTTCAGCGTTCTTTCTTCCGTTTTTATCTACATAAACTACAAAAAAATCTGGAACGTACACAGTATATTTGCCTGTGAATGGATGTCTGTATGGAATTTTTATTGATTCACTTGCCCATTTTGCCACGTTAGGATGTTCGTCACATAATCTCATAAATGAGTGTTCCCAACTAGAACGGTATGTAGGAGTTTTAAGTCCAACATATTTTTCTTGATTTTTACAAGTAAATTTTCCTTTTGCGAATCGTGGTAACATTAGTCTAGTATATTTCTAGACACAGTATCCTTTGTAGCGAGAGTTTGTCTTACACCCAACCTACTAGACTTGTATCTGTTGGCGTTAAGTATTATAGTCATTATTTCAGAAAGTTGTACATCAGTTGCACCTGACAATTTGTCAAGTACTTCTTGTGGATTTATATTATCTATTTTTGCTTGTGCGAGAATTACATATGCAGTTGATTCAGCAGATGCTCTTCCAAATCCTCTTTTTACAAAAAAGGCAATAGCGGCATCATAATCGCCAACATTAAATTGATAATCCTCTTCGTAGTGAGTTGTGGTTAATTTTTTAATTGTTTTGTCTAAATTTGAATCATCTTTTATTGGTAAGTTTGTATATATTTCAGTCATTATATATTTGCTTTCTCAGTTGTAACATTTACATCTAATGATTGTCTAGAAATTCTTATGTAACCTTCTGTAACTAATTTTCTTATATTTGTTATTGCTTTGTTTTTATATACAGTTTGAGTAGTCGAAGATGTGTTTGCATATTCTACATCACTTTCTGCAACTGTCAGGTTTTTTCTAGAGCCGATGTCTTTATAATATAGACTCGCGGCCACTGCATCTTTGATAGTAGAATCAGTAGTTGCAAGATTGTATGCCTCGTCTGCTGTTAGAAATTTTTTAGCATCAAATTTAGGGGAAGATATCGTTCTAGCGTTTGCTTTATTTCGTTGATCGTTTGTACCTTTAGTGTTTGCTTTATTGATTGCGGCAAGTGCCGTTGCCCCTACAGCAAATTGAGCAATTGGATTAGTTATAAGACCTTGTTGTTTACCAACTGCAAGTACTCCTTTTTTAGCAATACCTTTTAATTCTGCTTTTACATCTCTCTTCTTCATTTTTTTAGCATTGTTATAGGTGTTTGATGCTGAAAGAATTGCTCCAAGAATATTACCGCTTTGAAAGTTTCGAATTGTTGAACCAATACCATCTACAATACCGCCAGGACCAAATATACTATTTGTGCCTCTACCTAACACAGTTAAAGGAGATGGTTCGTTGTCATAATTGATAGTAGCAAAACCCGGAACGGTAACTTTATTAACTATTCCTGATTTGTATATTACAGTTTCGTAAAAAACTTGCATTGTATTAGCAAGTACTCCACCACCGTCGGCATTATCAAGACTATCATGAGCAAATGAACCTATAACAGGATTTACAAGTGTCATTGATGTAAAACGTTGTTTATGTAAAACAAAAATTTCAATACTTTTTAGATATGGTTTTTTTCTTACTGTTGGTGTATCCATTCCAAATTTTGTTACAACTTTTTGTTCTATTCCGTCATATGCATCGTCTTTAGTTGTAGATAATTGTTGGTCTGTATTCATAGCCACAGAGTCGGCAATGTAATATTCGTAATATTTTTTCCAAAAAGCATTAACTGTATCAGCATTGTCATCATGAAACACAATGTTTACAGGTTCGTAATTAATTCTAGTAGCCGCATACATTTTTTTATTGTATTGAATTTTTTCTTCCAGGTTCATTCCGTATCTCGGAAGATCACAAGACTTGACCAGCATATTAAGTTGACGTCTCTCAGCATTAGAAAATCCATCAAAGAACAATGTTTCGTCTGTGTTGAAAACTACGTGAAATAAAAATTTTTGTTTAGGTGCTAGTTTAAAATTATCGTCGAGATACAATCTCGATGCATGACGGAAGTCTTTCATTCCTGGTAGGCTGTCTTGAAACCCTTTTAAGAAATTGTTAATACTTGGCATAATGTTATTTATAGCCACAAAAAAAGCGCCTATAAAGACGCTTTTCCTGTTATAAATGCTAATCTAAACCTGATTAACCACCAGTTGTTAAAGTACCAAGTGTTCTTGCAACTGCTGTTCCAATTCCTGTACCTCGTGGCGTTTGTATTGCGTTGTCATATCTAATTGACATTGTAATCGTAACCGGTTCTGATGTATTGTATGCTAGTGTGTTGTAGTTAACGTTGTCAACATATGCACCATATACTTCCCATGTTTCTAATACATTAGGTGTACTTGTGCCGTTACCACCATCAAGCATTTCAATTCTACCTGTAAATTTGTAGTCAATTCCTGATGCCGCTGATGCTTGTTCAAAGAAATCAAATTGTTTCTGTATTTGTTCACCAATTAGTTTAGTAACAGAGTTGTTAACGTCATCTCTGATTGTAATTGTAATTGCTTCCCAAGTATGTTTACCTGCTACAAATACTTTTGAGTTGTAAACATCCAAAGTTACTGTATCAAAAGATAAGTTTGGTCTTGATATGTCCATTACTTGTTTTGTAAGTTCTGAACGTGGTGTTGATACTCCAAAATTTTCCAGGACAGCTCTAAAACGATATTGAAGTTTCGGCATCAATAAGCCTTGTGAACTCGAACTCTGATCGTTTGCTAGTGGTACTGTAAATTTTGATAAAGTTGATATTGCCATCTGTTTCTCCTATTTATCCAAAATTAGTTCCCCAATTTTGCTATTTCTCCTGTGTTTTTGATTCTCAACGGTATGTATATAAATTCAACTGATTTCACAGGCTCAATCGCGATATCTACATAAAGTTCGTTTCTATCTATTCTAGTAGAAGTGTTGTTTGTGTCATCACAAACTACTAAAAAGTCATATAATGCTCTTTGTCCAACAAGTTCTAACAAGAACGATTCAATTGCTTGTTTAATCTCATTTCTTGTTATTTCGTCATTTGGTTCAAAGATAAACGGTTTAGCAAGAAGATCTAATTGTGTTCTTAGATATACTGATAATCTTGCTACGTTTATTCTGTCCAATGCGGAAGTTGCTGTAGTTTTAGTTAAGTTACCAAAGTTTACAATTCCTGCACCTGAGAAGAAAGTAATTGGATTTACTTTAACCTCATGCATTGAATCTCTAATAGATTCTGTTACCGATATTGTTTTAAACTCGCCTGTAGCAGAATCAATGTAACCAACCGCAGTAGCATTATCAACAACACCTCTTCTTGTACCTGCTGGTGCAAACCAAGGGAAAGCAACGTTATCGTTGTTAGCCAAAGTTCTTAACATCATGTGTGATGGTGGAACAACAATATTGCCTCCTGAGTTGTCTGTTGTTAATCCTGACGGATAAAACATTCCTAAATGATCACTTGAACTTATTAAACCATCTTCGTTGTTATCAGTAGCACCTGCTGAGTTATTTGCCCAATTTTGAATTGCAGTTGCCGTTCCTTCCAATCTCAACGGTGAATCACCTACAATAAATGCAGTGTTGTTTCTGTCAGTGTTTAAGTCAATCATGTTTTGTATTGCTTCTGGATAACCTGGACAAGCAATAACGTTAAATCCTCTTTGATCTTCTCTAATTGCTTGGTTAGTATCTATTTCTGATTTCAATTGCTGTACAACAACTTGTCTTTGTGATTTTCTTCCAAAACATCCAGAACCATCAGGCTTGTTAGCCGATTTAGTAACCCATCTGTCTGGATAGTAACCACCAACTGTTTCGTTGCTGTATCTAATGTTACCTAATCCGCTTGATCCCGAACCTGGATATTTTGTAGTAGTAATATGACTGTTTTTGTATTCTTTTACATTGTATCCGCTTCTTCTAGTATTCCAAAGCATTATACCTTGTGGGTAAAGTGCTGGATCTGGAGCATCTGGATCCAAGAAACCATCACTTAATAAATCTTTAATACTTGATGCATCACCAGCCTGAGAACTGTTATTTCCACTTCTTTCTGCCACTGTATGCCATCTAGCATCTGCAAATAAAATACCATCTTCTGTTGTTTGATCTGCTTTGTCAACTAATTCCCAAGCCGCTCCAGTTGTTGTAACTGCTACTTGGTTTGCAGTATTAGTTGAACTTAAAGTAGCCGCTGTATTGTATTTGTAAAGTTTTGGATAGTTTTCTAAATCACTTGTATCAATCCATAAGTCATTAATAACAAGAGGTGTTCCATCTGACTGCGTAGTTGGTGCAGTTGCACTAAATTGTGGACCATTTGGATCTGTTGCTGAGTATGCTGTTTTGTAACCTACCCAAGTTGAACCGTTGTGTGACATGATGTCCGCTTCATCAACCTTAGTGTCATACCATAATGTACCGTCTGTTGGTTCTTCACTTGGCTGACTTGTTGAAGCAGTGTAACTTAAACGTTTCCAGTTTGTAGCAATTACTTCGTTACCTACTGTTGAGTCTTCTGAATCACCTGTTGGTGCAACATATAAGTTGGCAAGTTTTGTTGTTGAAAGTGCATCATATCCACCGTAAGTATGTGCTGTTGATGTACCAAAACCAGCATCATCAAGTGGAGTACCTGATGTGTTGTTCATTCTAAATTCACCACCTAATTTGTGTTTAATTTGAATAGCACCTGTGTACTCACCTTCAGTTATAACTGATGCAGTTAAGTTCGTGAATCCAGCGGCTGTGAATGCTGTAACAAAATCATCTGCATCACCCAAAGTCGAACCATCTCCAGAGGTCATAGTAACTGTTTTAGCAGTATCAAGTGCTTCTTGATTTTTTAATGACTCTCTGACAGTGAACGTTTCGTTTGCTGTGAAACTTGGGAACGTAGTTTTTGAAGATATAATTGTTTCTCCGCCTTCATATCTAAAGATTTGAAAGTCACCAACGTTTGGTGTTGAATCTGATTGTCCGTCTACAGTTTCTTCAGTAATATTATATTGAGTATATAAATCACCAGCACTTAACGCCGTTCCACCATTAGTTGGATCTAAATTATAAATCGCTGAATGGTTTGTTGCATAAAGTGGTGCACTTACAGTACTAAAAGCTGAACTTCCTGTACTATAAAGTTTTGCAACTATACTAGCACCTGAGTTAGCAGTTGATGTTTTAAACCAAACAGAACCATTAGGTCTGTTTTCATCTGCTGTTTTCCAAGTTGGTCTACTAGTGTGTTTTGCTTGTAAGAATTTTGTACCGTTATAAGTCCCGGCAGTAATTCCTAAAGAAGCAAGTAATCCTGTGCTTTCTTCAATTCTAATTGTGTTGAAACCTGCTGTTGAATCACCAAATCCCAAACCATTGTGGAATATTTCTAAGTTTCCTGTTGTTGAATTTACTGATGCAGTAACTCCTGCCGCGTTGGCAGTGTTAATAGCTGTTGCAACATCTGATAATGCTGTACCACCAGATGTGACCTCTATACCGTTAACCTGCATTTTGTGACCACTTGTTACTGTCGTTCCTGAAGCAACTGAAAATACTGGTAACGTTAAATGCCAAGCACTTGAACCTACATGTACCCAAGTGTTGCTTGAAGATTTTTTGTAAATCTTGTTGCTAACGTGAGTTGTGTTGATAGCATAGTCACCTTGTGAACCAATTGATGTTTTTGGTGCACCTGTTGAACTGTTACCTACTAGTTCAGATACTTTAGTAATCAATGTCGGTGTTTTTTCTGTAAATTTTTGATTTGTTTGAGACCACTCAAATATACCATAACTGCTTGATGCAAGGTCAAACCAGTATGTACCATCTGCTGGGTCTGCTGTTGGAGCCGAAGCACTACCTATTAAATCTGATGTGTCTACATTTACTCTTAATACATATGCTCTGTTGGCTATACCTAAAAATGAATATGCCGCTTGTAAGCCGTACTCATTTAATTCATATCCATGTAATGGATTGCCTGAAGCATCTGAGTAAAATTTTGGATCTCCAAATGTTTCTGTTAATTCTCTTTGTGATGAAACCAAGTATGCTGTGTTAGCGTTTGCAGTTGTTGTTCCTGCCGCTGTTCCAGATCCGGCTCCATTATTTTTGTCTTGACTAGATGCTACTATAAAAAGAGGAGTTGTACCCGCATCTGATGGTACGTAAAAACTTTCGTTTATTATCGAAACGTCTACTCCTGGTGATGTTAAAGTTGCCATTTTACGTGTTCTCCTTGCAAGTTATACGTATACTAGAGTTATTTATATTATCATACTGTTTTTACGATAAAATTTACCATTTTTTGGTACCTATATAGGCGACGTAAATAACATATATGAACAAAACTATACGACCTTTGTGTGTGGAATGTAAAGCAAAGCCTAGAGCATATGCTTATCAGAAAGCAGGTAAAATATACTGGCGTAGATTATGTGATACTTGTAATCGCAAAAAAGCGAAAAAAAAGGTTGGGGGAGTTACATATCTAGAACGGTCAGGATACAAAAAACTAAAAAAATGTGAACTGTGTGGCTTTAAGGCACATAACTCATTACAATTAGATGTGCTGTTTGTAGATGGCAATTTAAGAAATACTACAGATACTAATTTAAAAACTGTTTGTGCTAATTGTCAAAGATTAAGCAGTGTGCGTAGACTCGGATGGCGTATTGGTGATCTTATTGCTGATAATTAAATCAACTTTAGCAAATAGTTCTTCTTTAGTTCCGTTGTTATCAATAACAAAATCAAAAGTGCTATCTAACCAGTCCCATTCAGATTGATGAGCACCACGTTTTTTCATATCTTCTTTTGTAGGTAATTTGCCTCTTGTAACACATATAATTTTACCACCGTGTGCTCTTATAGTTTTTACTTCATTAACAAATCTTGTGTCTGAAATAACAGTGTTTTGACCTTTATATCTTCCTATACAACTATCTACCCATATAGCATCATACATTTGGCCACGCATTACCTCAGTGCCAAAATATTGTAATACCCATCTTGGTGTAACTGGTTTGTTAAACTTTTCACTCCAAAATTTATCCGGTTGTTCTCGCCATTCTCTACTTTCAGATGTGTTTCCTTCCAACATTTCTCTATCCCAATTAAACATTGATGCTACTGCATCTTTTAAACTTTTAGCAAAACTATCTCTAATGTATCCGTGTTTTTCTACCAGTCTATTTGCAACTGTATCTTTTCCAGAACCAATTAGTCCTACAATTCCTATTAGCATTTATTGATTATACTATTTTTTGAGACGTTTTTCAATCTCTAATTTGGCTTCTTTTACCGCACCTAATATCTTTTTTCGTATGTCTAATTTTTTATTTTTTAATGCACTTATAGACATATTTTCTAAATCAGTAACAATTTGTTCTAAATCATCTATATCACATTCAGAATATTTTTTATAACGATTGTCGCTTTTCATATTCTTTTATTTAAAATGATATTATTGTGAATTAACCAATAACAAAACTGTGAGGTGATCCACCTTCTGCGAAATTGCCTATTTCTAGATCTAATCTTTCCATTTCAGCAAGTCCTTGCTGTTTAAGTTCTGCACCATTTAATGTAGTACCACCTTGTGGTCCTGCAATAGTATTAAACTTACCTCGTGCTTCACCTAGCATAGTTTTTGATACTGCTAAAGTGTAATCTCTTATCCAAGGTTTAGAGTAGATATCTTTGAACAATGTAATATCAGGTCTAAAATTGTCTGTATGCATTAAAACAGTTTCAGCATCTGATCTTGGACGTTGAGTAATTGTTAATTTTTTTGTTGCTACATCAAAATGAAATTGTATAAATGAACCAAACAATTTACCTACTAATTCTTGATAAGAAGCAAAAGCAAAGTAAGTGGCCAAACCACCTGTAGCACCTGCTCTTAACAAATATGTATTAGTGTAGGCTAAATTGAATGGTTCAAATAATGTACCGCCTTCTCCACCTTCAGTTCTGGAACCCACTGTACGTCTAAATAATTTTCTTACATTAATTACTTCATCTGGTAAAATATATGTGTTTTGATTTTCTTTTAATTCTAAAAAAGCATAAGATTCTTCAACAGCATTTGAACTACGTTGTCTATACCGATTAATAGCTCTTTCTAAAGCCGTTTGGTAGTGTTTTGGGTCTAATTCTACGTCAATCATACCCTCACCGAGATTATTTTTTACGTAATCAAATATTTCCTGTTGACCTGTTTGAAGTTCTGACATACACATATTTATAGGTTTGATGTATGCAATAAATATGTATGATATGCCAAGATTATCCATTTTTAAGCCAGAAAAAGGTGCTGACTATAAATTCTTCGATCGGAACATTCGTGAGATGTTTACTGTGGGAGGCACCGATTTACACTTCCACAAATATCTAGGACCTTACGACCAAGGTGATACAAACAAGGATGGTGAAGCATCTCCAACACAACCGCAGTATTCTGGAGACAGTTTAAATGAAAGAACTATACAAGATTTACTATTTTTAGAAAACAGAGACAGAAAATATGATGCAGATATCTATGTTATTAGAGGTATCTACAATGTACAAGATATAGACTTCAATCTAAGTCAGTTTGGTATGTTTTTACAAAATGATACTCTATTTTTAACTGTGCATATGAATGATGTTGTTGAAAGATTAGGCAGAAAACCTATGAGTGGTGATGTAATTGAATTTCCACACATGAAAGAAGATTACAGTTTAGATGAATCTATACCAATTGCACTAAAAAGATATTATGTTATTGAAGATGTAAACAGAGCGGCAGAAGGATTTTCACAAACATGGTGGCCACACTTGTTAAGATTAAAACTTAAATCAATGGTTGACTCACAAGAGTTTAGAGATATTATTGGTGATGCTACTACTACAGGTTCGTTGGCTAGTTATATGTCAACTTATAACAGAGAAAAAACAATCAGTGATCAAGTTTTAGCACAAGCAGAAGCAGATGCACCTAAATCAGGATTTAATTACAAACAATACTATGTTGCACCGATTGATGAAAGAGGCAATATTAGAACAGACAATATAAATTCAACAGAAAGAATAAGTTCAGATAAAAATATTAATGCAGTAATAGATACACCGGCGGCTTCTCATTATGGTTTCTATTTAGACGGTGACGGTATTGCACCTAATGGAAATCCTGCAGGTTTTGGAATATCTTTTCCAAATGCAAATGTTGATAAAGGAGATTATTTCTTGAGAACAGATT